CAAGATTTTCTAAACCTTTTTTACCCCAATCTGCCATGCTTGAAAAGAAACTCTTTTTTTCTTCTTGTTTTTCTTGTTTTTCTTGTTTTTTTACACCTTTTGGAGCTAAAGATGGTAAGAAACTACTCATATAATTACCTAATTTTGACATTGCGCCTTGGGTTGCGGCTACTGTTGAATCCACACCATCTTCCTCTATACCCAAGGATTTTTTAAATAATTTTTCAAGATATATATCATGAGTGAATAAACTACCTTTTGTGGTTGCCTCTTCAGCCATTTTTTTAATCCAATCAGTATTCTCTTTGTTCATATCACTATCAGCAAGAATAGCATTCAACATTTCTTTTGTTACTGTACCGTTTTCTATTCCTTGTCTGATTTTTTCTTTATCAATTTCACTATTACCAATTATATCTTTATCATATATACCAGATTCTTTAGCAGCCTTCAAATTTTTATCTGTACCCAAAAGACCTGTTACTTTAGATACCATTTTACCAACTGATGAATTTTCCCACCATTCTTTAACTCTTTTACCTATATTTTGAAAGAAATCTATTGTCTTGTCAAATATAGATTTTCCATCTTCTCCAGGTGTAGAAAAAAATTCTTCAAGTTTTTTAATACCTTTAACAATCCAACCCAAAGGAGTATAATCTTCTATTAATTGCCAAATACCTGAAAATAAATCTGTAGCCATTGTAATGATTTTATCAAATGTTGATTCTCCTTCTATAGGTGTTTTAAAGTATTCTATAATATTTTTAATACCTTTAACAATCCAACCCAAAGGAGTATAATCTTCTATTAATTGCCAAATACTTGCGAAAAAATTACTTATAGGGGTAAGAATATTATCATCAATCCAAGTTTTTGTTTCTGCAAATTTAGCTGGTAATGTTACTGAAAAGAAAAGGGGAATATCCACTGTAAAAAAGTCCCCAATTTTTTCAAAAAATTCAAGAATAGGCACTGTAACATTATCAAATATCCACTTATTCATATTTCTCAGACCTTTTTCAATTGCTTCTGGTGATAGATCAATTTTAAAATCTGAACCAAACAGTCCTAATATACCATTTACAGCCCATTCTACTATTTTTCCTGGTATTGTTAATAAACCAACAGCACCTAAAATTGCTTTATCTTCAAGTGTTTCACCTTTAATCCAACCCTTTATCATATCTTTAATCATTAATCCTAATAATGCTATAATACCTAATTTAAACATTTTTTTAGGGTTAAATAAAAATTTTAATCCTTTTTTTAATAAACCAAACACAAATGTTCCGAGACCCATTCCAAATAAAGAACCAAAGGCTGTTCCTAACAATGCTCCTATACCTTTAAGAGCACCCATAAGAATGCCCATAATACCTTTCTTTTTCTCTCCTTTTTCCCCTCTTTGACTAGCCTTTTCTTGTCTTTTAAAGTATGATGACATTTTACCCAATAAACCAGTTTGTTTTTCGGGATCAGTATCTTTTTCTACACCAGTGCTTACAGCTTTACTCAAACCTTTTTCAGTTATACCTTCACCAGTACTTATAGAATTGTTACTATCTCTAACTTTTAATCCTTTTCCTTCACCTAAATTAACTAATTTTTTCAACCATTTACTAGATTTATCTTTATCTTTATCACCGCCAAAAAATACACCGGCTATTCCTTTCGCTACTTTCCATGTTGATTGTAAGGCGGATTTCACTACATCAAATGCTTCAGCAACAGGACCTAACACTTCATTTATATGACTACTAATTTTACCTACCATATCTGTTATAGCTGTCTTTACATGCTCATAGGTATTTTTAAAAACTCTTGCTGTAAATCTAACAATTTTAAACCTTTCTTTTAATAGATCCCATTCTAATTTTAATTTATCACCTATACCCTTTACAATACCATGAAATGTACCTTGTAAAGCACCCATATTTTTATCTATTGCATCATCCCATCCTTCTTTTATCATCTGACCAAAACTTTGCCTAACTTTTTGATTAGCTTTTTCTTCTAAGTTCATTTTTTCTTCATAAAGTTTACCTTGATCAGCCTGTATATTTTTAAATTCATCTGAAAATTGTTTATATTTATCACTTTCTTTACTAAGTAACTTCATTCTTTCTTTTAATGTTTTTAATTCATTGTCTTTTTGTTCTATTTCTTTATTAATTAATCTGGTTCTTTTTATGGCAAGTTTTACAATTTGACCTTCCATATCATTAAAGGTATTAGACCATGATTTCATATTATTAGTAAAATCAGATAATATGGAATTATCTATGCCTTTCATTTCAAAATCCGAGAAACTTTTACTTAAAGATTCAAACATTTTAGATGCATCTACATATTCTTTTACGTCTCCTGTTTTAGAAGAATCTTTTAATGTGTTTTTTAAACTCTTTAGATCATCTAATAGAAATTTACCAGCATTACTTAGACTACCACTTTCTGATTTTCTATCTTTAGTGATAACTCCTCTTCCGATTTCCTTCATAGAATCGCTTAAATTGGATAGTGTATCTGCTATATTATCATTATTTTTTTCAGATTTTTCGAGATATTTGTTTATTGTTTTACGATTGGTAGAGCTATCCTTTTTTTGTTCTTTTCTATCCTTATCTATAGCAGCAACCATTTCATCATCTGCTGTGGTACTATTTCTTTCATTTACTGATTTTCTTGCCATTAGATAATGCTCCAAAAAAAAGAGGTCTAAACAGTATATCATTTTAATGATAACTCTTTAGACCCTTATAAGTAGATCCGTTAGACTATCATTAAAATGACATCTAAGTGAGTTTATTTATATTTCATTGCCTCTGCTTCTTCTTTAAGTTCTTTTGCTAACATATTTATATATGCATCTCTTTCAAAATCTGGTAACATAGTAGATTCTATTAAACTTATACCTGCTTTTTTAGCTAAATGGAATTGCTCTTTAACAATATTTTCTAATGAAGTATCAGCGACAATTTTAATTAGAAAAAAAAATTCTCTACAGGTATATCAATCTTTTCATTATAATCGCAACCATTACATTTTATAGTATAAGTAAAATCCATACCAAAGGTATTATTTTCAAACCAATCTCTTACTTTACCATAAGCATCTGTTGGTACATTTTCTAACAAATATTTTTTATCATCAATAGAGGCGTCCATTATTTCACCTTCAGGTGTAATAATACTTACAATAGAAACAGCATGTGTGAATAAAGCCATTTCAGTAATTCTTTGAGTATCTGTAAGTTTTTTTCTATTTTTGATATTTTTATATGCTATTTTTTGTCCACCTCTTGTAATATGGACAAGTTTTACAGATAAATTATCATCCATTTTCACAATGGAATTTATATCTTCTGGAATACCTATTACTTCTAATTCAGATAAATCAATATTTTGTATTGATTGAGACCTACAATCTCCACATTGGAATTGGAATTGGTAATTATCACCTTTTGATTTTCTTCTTATCTCTACAAGGAGGAAAAATCTATCTTGTAAATATAATTTATTAATATCAAAATTTTCAGTTATAATACAAGATGATATTAATTCATCTAATGCTTTTTCAATCATCATAGGATCAGTTTCATTCTCATAAACTAATAACCTTTTTAATTGACCAGTAGTAATTGGTTTAAACTTAATAACTTCTTTACTACCTGGTAAGGTTGTTTCAAATTCATAAGCATTAAGATAGTTTTTAAAATCTAACCTTTTAACTTCAACAGTTGCTTCTTCTTCTGACATATTATTCACCTCTTTTATTTAATTTTATTCACCTGATGTTGAATTTGTTATTTCATGATATACATATCCAAATGTTACATCAAATTGGGCTATATCCATGGCACTATAATCTAATGTTACAGCACTAACACTTTTAGGCCATGCATCTACTAATTTAACTTCTAATATAGGATTACCATAATCACCTTTATAATCAAGTAAATATAAATCTTGACTAGCTTCATATTCTACTGGATATCCATATGCAGAGTCTCCGCCAACCTTATGAATTACCTTTATCCATTCTTCATAAGAAACTCTAATATCTGATTTTAAATCTACATTAAAAGTGATTGTCCAATCAGCAAATGTTTGTTTACCTGATACTTTATAATCAGCACCTTGCCAATTAACTAAAATTTCTTCTGTTGTTGATTCTGGTACTGATGTTGCTCTTACAAGAAATTTTGCATCTGGAGTTGCGGGTCCTTTTATACCCTGTGGGAATCCTGGTTCAAACAAAAATAAATATGAACGTGCTCCACCTTTAAATTGTGATTTAAATGTATCAAGATTAAAATCTGTTCCCATTATATATTTCCTCCTCTTACTTTGTTATTTTATGATATTGATATGAAAATGTTACATCAAATTGGGCGATATCCATGTTACTATAATCTAATGTTACGGGTCCAACTGATTTAGGCCAAGCATCAATTAATGTTACAGTACTAACTTTCTCACCTTTTCCATTTAATAAATATAATGTTTGATGTTCCATATATTTATCCATCTTACCATAATCATTTCTAAAATCTTTGAATTTACTTATTAAATCCAACCATTCTTCAAAATCTTCACGAATTTCATATTTACTATCTACATTAAAAGTGATTGTCCAATCTGAATATGTTCGTTTACCACCAACTTTAAAATCGGAACCTTGCCAATTGAGAATGAGTTCTTCAATAGTAGATTCAGGCATTGTAGTTGCTCTTACATGAAATGACATTAAACTCATTGTTCTTAGTAAATCTCTTTGCTCTTTTGTTAAATTTCCTTGTTGTTTTAATTCAAGGGCATCTAAACCAGTATCTAAGATATCTAAAGGAAAAAATGGCATATACATAAACAAATAGGATCTTGCGCCTCCTTTTTGTCTAAAAATACTTGTAAACTCATCTAATTTAAATCCATCTATTGACATTATTCCTCTATTTATGTTATTACATGATATTGATAACTAAATGTTACATCAAATTGAGCAAAATCTTGAGAACTATAATCTAATGTAATGGGACCAACTGATTTAGGCCAAGCGTTTTTTAATTTTATATTTAATATCATAGGTTCAACACCACCAAAATCTGGAATTCCAGCAGTAAAATCTAAATTAAAACTTATCAAACCTAACATTTTAAATTCTAAATCTTGTTTATAATCACTATAATAGTTGGGTTTAATTTCAGTATCATTTACAGGATAAATAAGTTGTATCCATTTTTCAAAATCTTTTCTTAATTTACCATCTATATCGAGATTAAAAGAAATTGTCCAATCTTCATAAATTTGTTTACCACCACTTTTAAAATTTACACCTTGATATTCTACAACATGCTCTTCAACAGAGGAACCAGGGAAAGTTGATGATTTAACAAACACTTTAGTATATTCACCGAGAGACATTCCAGTTTTAATACTTGGCTCCCATTCAAATAAATATGCTCTTGCTCCTCCTTGAAATTCATTAGCAAATTGTTCTATATTGAAACCCATTATAACTCCTAAAAATAATTATTTATATTATTACATGGTATAAATAACTAAATGTTACATCAAATTGAGCAAAATCTTGAGAACTATGATCTAATGTAATAGGACCTATATTTTTGGGCCATATTCCATAAAGAAATAGTTTTAAAGTTGACTCTCCTTGAGTATTTAACATTTCAAATATACTAGATTGTACAGGATTTGCATATATTTTAGGAGATACATTTACAATAGAACCTACAACATTGTTTATACCACTCATCCAAGCTTCCATTAACATTCTTATATTTGATTTTTTATCACATAATAAAGTAACAGTCCAATCAGTATACCTTCGTGAACCTCCTACCTTATATTCTACTCCTTTCCAATATGCTGGTATTTCCTCTACGGTACTTTCAGGTATACTTGTTGCTTTTATTAAATATTTTATATCAGCATCTAAGGCTACACTTGCTGCATAAATCAAAAGAGGAGGCACAAACCAATTAAAATGATAAGCTCTAGCTCTATCTTTTTTAGATTCGGAAACAAAAGTATCCCATTCAAAACCCATTATTTAAACCTCTTTTAAGAGCACCCTATATAGGGTGCTCTTAATGTTTTTATAATCCTTCACTTGCTAAGCCAATTAATTCAGTAAATGAAGCACCTGTCTTAGTGGCTATGAAATTAAGTACAATAAATTCTGCTGCTCTAGTAGGTTTAACGTAAATATCAACCCACAATTCTTGTCTATCAATTCTTTCAGGAGTATTATTTCTTTCATCACATACTACCATGAAATCATAAACACCTCTTCTTCCTTTTACATCTCTAAGGAAAGGTTCAATCATATTAACAATGCTAAGTCTTGTGAACTCATCATTAGGTTCAAATAGGAAATACTTAGCAGACGTTGAGATTGCTTTTTCCATTACAATAAACAACCTTCTAACATTAATTCTATTGAAAGCAGAGGATTTATCTAACATTGTTTTTTGTCCCCAAACTACTTTACCTTGTCCGGCAAATGCTACAATAGGATTAATTCCATTTTTATAAAGTATATCTCTTTCACCAATGGTAGGTGACCATGCTAATCTTCTAATATTAGTTATTACTGCTCTATTAAGACCGGCTGGTGCGAACCATGGATCTGATACATCATCTGTATTAGCTAAAATACCAGCCATATGACCTGCAGGTGGTACCCAACGATATTTTGAACTCCATTTATCAAACATTTCAAGCCAATTACCATACATAGCTACATAACTTGAATTTTCATTAAATGTTGCAAGTCTCCAATCTCTTAAATTGGTAGTTTCACTTCCTGCTTGATTGACAACATGTGTACTATAACAATCACACAAGGCTATGCAATCTTTCCTTGATTCTGCAATAGCAACAAGTCTTTGTTTTACAGTAAGTCGTTTATCAGCATCAATAAGAATATTAACATCAATTTCTTCATCATTTTGATATAAATTATAACCATTGATACAGGCGGTATCTTCAAGTGCTGGATCATCATCCCATGCGTCAAAATTTTCAAGGCCACCTGCTAATTGCTCATATGATACTGTAGTACAATAAAAATCATTATTAATTACATTTGCACCTAATGCTATTCTAATATATTTTGATTCGTTATTAATTACATTTGGTGCATAAATATTTTTACCTTCATCATCAACTTCCGTCTCATCGGTTGATACATAATACGCTTCTCTTAAATAGTATGTTAATGATGCTTTATTCAGAGAATCTTGATTAGCCGATTTGACTATTACAATAAATCCTTTTTGATCTTGAATGGGAAAATCGAGTCCATCTACATCACCCATAAAGATTCATCCAATGTGCCACCAAGGTCTTGATATTGTACATATGTTCCACCACCACCTGATGTTACAATAGAATAAGCATCATTATCAATTATTGCTATTTTTGTATAATTTCCCCATACACCTCTTGAATTAGCTACAATAGCAATATCATTACCTGATGTTGGTAATGCAGAAAATGGTGATTCTTCCTGGAATTTATCAGGATCATCACCATCAAGATCAGCCATTACAAAGGCATTACCGGTTGTATATGCAGTAAAATCTGATGTTTCTGAACCAGATACACCTAAACTTCCATAGGTACCCGCAAATGTTGATGTTTCTGGCATAGCCCTTGTACACCATAATTTATTTCCATATTTTAAATAACCCATTGCAGCCATCATATCTTTATAACTGTAATTTGTAGGTTCGCCAAAAGCATCAAGAAGTTGCTCTAAATTAGTGACCAAATGTGTTTTTAATTCTGGTCCCTTCCAAGTTCTTCTTAATACTAAAACAGCAGTAGATGTTGCAACAGCTGGAATGGATGTTGTCAAATCAACTTCATTAACGTCCACTTGTGGACTTAGATAAAAAGCCATATTATATATTCCTCCTTTTTAATTGAATACATTTCGTGGATAAAACAAAATTAATTTATCAAACATTCACACAATCCATTTAATACTCATTATGTATTTATATTATTTATGTTATTATTTATATTTTTTCGTTTAGATTACTGAATACTCACGAATTTCAAATCTATCATAGGTAAATGAAACTTGTGTTTCCAAATTCATTTCCCCCTCTCTATAATTCATAGTGACTTCACCCATACTCGTAGGCCATATATCAACAAAAAATAATGAAAACTTTTGGGCTTGAAAATTATCCACAATTCTTAATGTTGCATCTGTTGCGTAATTCTTTTGTGTATCTATATATTTATCTTTATTATTATTTATGAACATGAACCAATTAAATATTAATTGCCAGTTCTTAAATTCAGAATCAACCATGAAATTAACATTTAATGGCTCAAATGTTAATGCTCCTGTTGCTCTATTCGTTTTACCACCTTGCCAATTTTGTTCAACCATATCCATTGTAACACCTGGAATCACAGTTTCATATATATTTAAAACGAATTCCTCAGCAGCTCTTAATTCAGATTGTTCAGGTATTAATGGAAATACCAATTCAAAACTAAATGGACTTGCTTTATTTAATTGAGTGTCTAATGCCATATTCTCCTCTTATTTATACTTAATTCTCAAATAATTCATATTCTGTCAATCGTTTTTGTTCATCATGTTGATATCTCTCCCATATTATATCATTATCAACAATTGGAACTCCTTTTACCTCTGACCATGTTGGTTCAGTAGCATCAGAATACCCAGAGTTTATATAACTTATCATTTCATATAAGTATCCATTTGCTGTCGTTGGTTTAACTAAATCCCCTATCTCATATGATGTACTTGCCTCCCAATCATCTTCATCATAATATGGCGCAATTGCTTTAATATACATAGCAGCTAGTTCTTGTCCACCACCTGAAGTGAATTGGGATTCAGTAAATCTATGACCCCAATTATGTTTATTATCATATATTTTTTGAATAACTTTCGTAATAATACCAGTGGTTTTCAATGGTTGAAATAAATATCCTTGAACCATGAAATCTAATGTCCATTTTATTATTCTTATCTCATCATCTGCCATTTCTTGTGTAACATCAGGTGAACAACCTTGAAAGATGGTCTTTAAATCCAAGGTAGCATCCAATTCAGGTATATTTATACGAATGAAGATTGTTGGTGTGAAGTATGGTAATATTTGTTCCAATATCTGATCAATATCAACCATATGTAGTGACCAGAGAGTCATTGTGAATCCAAAATTATATGGAATGGGATTTAAAAAATGGCTTAATTCCCCATCTGATATAGATTTTGATTTTACAACATTCCTCATCTTACTGGTTTGTCTATCAGATGCATATTCAACACTACTTAACACAACTGACATAACAGGAAGCATTTCATCATCTTTTTTCTCATGTAGAAAATACCACACCTTTTCCTTTATCCCAAATTTAAGGGGCACTTTTTTATATCCATTAGTAGTACCTTCAGCATCATGACGGGCAATTTGTATGTTCTTGAAGATATCTAAAAACTGGATTATCGTTTTTCTGATTGAGTTGTAGTAATAATACTGCCTACTCATATTTCTATACCTCTATTAATTCTATAATATATTGTGCTATATTTATATCCATTTTCTTTACAGAAATTTTGTAAGTTTTTAACAACAATATGCTTACCTTTATGTATTATATTCCATATTTTAGCATGGCTTTCATTACCTTTTGATTTTTCTGCTAAAACTTTTTTAGTTTTCTCTGTATGATGTTTACCATATCTATTACTTACTTTACCGATTTTTGCTAAACTCATTTTTCTTCTAGCTTCTTTAGACATTTTTTTACCAAATGATGATTTACTTATTTTTCTCTTAGTTTCTTCTGATTTAGGTATACCTTCCATTACTTCACTTACTCTTTTGTTATGTTCTTCTGTGTGATGTTTACCATACATAGGATGTTTTTCACCTCTTAAAGATTCTGAAATTTTTCTTTTATGTTCTTCAGTAAACTTTGATCTTAATACACTATCCCCACCAGTTGTCATATTATAGCCGTTATTAAATGAATCGTACTGTTTAATATAATGGAACTCCATTTCATTTAATTCTTCTTTAGATAAACATTCTTCAATCACTTTCCACTCAAAATTGTTTTCATCATATTTTCTTAAAGCATTATGAAAATAAAAATTAGATTTTTTATTAACTTTATACATATGTTGTTGCTTTCTTCTATTTAATCCTTGTATAGTTTGACCTATATAACATTTACCATTAATCTTATTTGTAACCTTATAAATTAACATATTAATCTCCTTAGAATCTGTAAATAATGACGGAAACCCTTGATATCATTATCATTCTAGAACCCATATATGGACTCATCAACATCTGAATAAGCGTCTATATCTTCTGATTCATCTTCAATCCATTCATTATCACCATATGCTGTTAATGGTTCACTCAATGTACTATCAACATCATATGATATATCTTCTGCTGATTCAGATTGTTCACTAAATCTGTATGGTTTCAATATAAATTCCCATACTAAATGTTTCAATTGAAAGACACTACCTTCCATACCTACATCCACCACTTCATATGATCTTTCATTCCATAATGTTTGTATAACATCACCAGGTTTAGGTTCATATGGACTACCACTTATATCTCTTGTAAAGGTTGATTTAGGGATCCATCCCATATCAATAACATCAACAGAGGTTATACCAAAGGTATCAATAACACCTGCTTCCTCTGTGATTTCATATGTCATTTTGGATTCATAAGGACCGAGATATGCGGTATTATCTGATTCACCATATAGTCTATCCATGGTTATATTCTCATCACGAATATAATACTGAATTTTGGCACCCTGTATATCATTATATTCAACTACAACTGAATCATATAAATCATGTTCAATATTACCATCTTGAGGATGATACATATCCCAGCCAGGGATCTCTAAGGTACTCATATACATTTCTCCATTAAATCTTTGATTTTACATCCATCCTTTTGATGTGCTTCCTTATGACAGTCAACACAATAAGTTATACAATTATCAACATCTGCTGATTCTATTGGATTGATTGATACTGGATAAATGTGGTGACAATGTAAAGGACCTTTACTACCACACTTAACACACTGATATTTATCCCTTTCCAGTACCATTTTTCTTAATTCGGGTTGAACTTCTCTATTGAGTTCTAACCAATCTAATCTACCTGCTCTTATTGCATCTTCTTTCATAAGTGTTTCTGGTTTCTTACCATATATAGAACAACTATTCTTACAATTATCAGAACAATAAAACTTATTTTCGGATAAACGATTATTTTTTAAATGTTGTATTCTATGATCTACATTTATTAATGTTGGTATAAACCATTCATTACATTTAACACATCTCACTTCAAGTATGTTTTTATCAGTTGGGCTTCTTCTAACCTCTTCACACCATTCTAATTGTGGTGCATATGTGTCATATAGGGGAATACCTTTAGAATGATATCCGCCTTTCCAAAAATGACATTTATCACCTTTCATATTATTATGCATTTTTATTTTATGTTTTTCTGTATGATGTTTATTGAAAAAAGGATTATTTTCACCTTTATTAGAACAATTTTTATTACAAAATTTACTATTCTTATAACCAAAATATTCTTCCCCGCAATTTTTACAAACTTTGAAATAGTATGTTTTATTCTTTCTTCTTAATGTATATTTCTTTTTATTATATTTAAATTCTTCTAAATTATCCCAACATATCTTCATAATCAATTCCTCCTAAAAATTGTTATATTTGGAGTAAGGTTGGATATTAGGAGTATCCAACCAAAGGGAGCTACCCTCTGTCCTCCTATATTATTTACCTGCTTTAATTTTATATTTCTTTAAGAATTTATCAACCTTGACATAACTATTGATCCATTGTGAATCCTTATATAGTTTATCCATATCAATAACTTGTCCTTCCTTTTCTATGTGATAATATTCTATAATATCCGATTCAACCATTACATACTTACCACCTTTAAGTTCAGCAATCCCAAATATAATAACACTTGCATCTATTACATCTTTATAATCTATTGATCCACCATATACTTTTTGATATATTTTACTATGCACATCATTTCCTTCATACCAAATCCATATCTTCTTGGATCTATTATCAGAAATGAATCTAATACTTTTATATTTTTCCCATCTCAGAATTTCTTTAATTTCTTTTTGGGAAGGATTCTCTAATACTTCAAATCTTTCATTACTATAAGTATTTTTCATCCATAGTTCATTTATGTATTTAAGTAATCTCATTAGTCATACTCTTTCATATAGTTATTTAAAAGTTTATTAATCTTTATATAAGGATTAACCCATTTAAAACCTTTGATTATATCAGCAACCTTAACATCCAGATTTTCTCTTACTTCATAATCCATCCATTCATAATCATCCCATACACTCATTTCCCATTTATTACCAATCTTTACTGCTGCTCCTTGTAACACTTGTGTATTAGGTATAGAACTATATCCTGTTTTAAATATTCCATTCCAAACCTTCTGATGATTAACTTCATAAGCATTCCATACATAAAGTTTTTTAGTTTTTTTAATAGCAGTAAATCTAATAGATGAAGCATTAAGTTCTTTAATATCACTCATACTATCAGGTGGTATTTCTAATACTTCTATTTTTTTACTAAATGGTTTTATCCATAGTTCATTTAGAATGTATTTCTGGAGTCTCACATTATTTTCCTGCTAGCATCTGAGTAACTTTTTCTTCTAACATTTCAATTCTTTTTCTTAATGCTTCTATAAGTGTTGGATGTTCTTCTTCCAAATCCTTATATTCCTTTACTTGCATTTGTTCATATAATTGTCCTAATCTATCCGACATTCTTACTCCTCCCTATAACTATTATTTATTCATCCATTGTTTCATAAACTTATCAATTTTAATAAGTTTATTGACCCATAGAGATTCTTTATATAATTCTTCTTTATCTTTTATATCATTCTGTCTCCATTCCAAAATATCAGAAGCAACCATTACATGAGATCCACCTTTTTGTTCTGCTATACCAAATATACCATAATTTTGTCCATCTTTATAATAATTTATACCTTTATTTATTTTAGAGTTTTCTTGCCATACTTCAACATGAATTGCTACGGAAGCCTTCCATACCCATAATTTTTTATCACTATTAACAGCAATAAATCTAATGGTATTACCTTCACCAATTTCTCTCATTTCCTTTTGGGAAGGATTCTCTAACACTTCAAACTTACTATGATTGCGTGTATCCATCCAAAATTCATTTATATATTTCTGAAGTCTCATACTATAACCATTGATTGAACATTCGTTTAAAAAATTTATCTATGTTCATGTATGTCTTTAACCATTGTGCATTATCATACAACTCTTCTAAGTATTCAGCTGGATCTCTTTTACCATGTTGTATTTTATCAGATTCAGTTAATATCCAATTACCACCCATTTTTTTACACATACCAAATAAATATTTAGTAAGATCCACTTGCATCCACCTAACACCTTTAGATATTTTTGTTACTTCAGTCCAAACATCATGATGTATTAATGAAATAGGACTAAAGATCCATAAAGTCTCACTATCATTATCAGCAATAAATCTGAGTTCATTGAAGTTATCAGTAGATATTTCAAGCATTTCTTTTTTAGAAGGATTTTTAATAACTTCATATTTTCGACCACCATAGGTCTTAACCCATTCCTCATTTATATAGTGTTTAAGTCTCATTTTAGGTCTCTTTTTATATTATCGGATATTTTAATATATTTTTCAACCCATCGCCATTTCTTCAATACATCATTAACACTTATCTCTTTTTCTTTTACATAAAATTCAAATTCACTATTACCATCCAAACTAGACATAATAGCCTTTCCTTTTATTAATCTGGCATATCCAGGTAATATCCTACCATCATATATATCATCAGAAAGGTCTGCTGAATTTAATTGATGCCAAGTAGGCCCATGTAAAGGACCATAAACATCCCATACAAATACTAATTTTTTCTTATTATCAGCAATGAATTTAATACCTAAACCATTCTGTGATAACTCCTTCATTTCTTTAAAGGAAGGATTACTGAATACTTCATAAGATTTACCAGCATCCTTTACCCTAGTTTCATATGACTCATCCATATAATGTTTTAATCTCATTATCCTATCTCTATCCCGTATCCCTCGTAAACTTCTTTAGCTATAAGACTCTCACTTAATCGTTCCATCTCAGCATCAGCTTCTCCAATTAAATCACTACCATCCAATGCTATACCTTGATTACCTAATGAACCAAAGGATGCAAATTTTCTTCTAACCATACCAAGCATCTTCTTAGCATAAGCAGTAGCAAAATCTAATACCCATGTGCTATCATAGATATATTCATAACTATCATTAATTTCCCAACTAGGACTTGTGGTGGAACCTTGTATCATAAAACTTCTAATTAAAACCCAACCAGGAGAATTAATAGTTACTTCATCACCTAATACTTCAACACCTGCTTCACTAGCATATTTAGGTGTATAAGTTAAAGTGGCACCTGATGCTGGAGGAGGTTGTATTTCTAATTGATTAGTATATTTATGGTATTTATAGTTATAAGCGTCAGGAGTATATCTTCTTAAAGTATCTATAAAGTCTCTTGCTATATGGTATGATACTAGGCTATATCCTTCATAACTATTAATAAGTCCATCTAACATACCTCTACTATACATATAATTTTCAACAGTAAATAGTGTATTGATACCACCTGTTTCACTACTTCCAGTTTCATATGATAATACTTCTGTAACACCAGTAGGCAGATCATACATATATTGGGTTGCGGATAATGCCATTGTGAAATAAACTTCTTGTGTTGCATTACCTACTGCATATTTCATAAACTTAGAACGAGCGTAGTCTATGGCATCATATATTTGAATTTCGGATAATTCCACCTTCACCATAGGATATCCGAGATTTCTTTTAATTTTCTCTGAGAGTTGCCCCTTCGTTTGCATGTTTTAACACTCCTTTCGTTTCATATTACATTCCTTCTGTTTATGAATTTTATTATGACATTGTTTACAAAAAGTTACACAATTATCTACATCAGCACTTTCAATAGGATTGATCTCTACACCTGTTATATGGTGACAATGTAAAAGTTTTTTGCTACCACATTTAACACACTGATATTCATCCCTTTCTAACACCAATTTCCTTAATTCAGGCTGCACTTCTCTGGAAGTATCAATTTTAAACTCTTTGGGCCATTTTCTTTGGTTAAATATAGGACAAGATTTTTTACATCCATCAGAACAATAAAATCTTCCCTCACCTTCATTTATAGTATTACCTTTTATTATTTGTATTCTGTTTATAACATTCCATAATTTTGGTATATACCATCTTCCACAATAGACACACCTCACTTCAAGTATGTTTTCATCAATTGGACTTCTTCTAACTTCTTCACACCATTCTAATTGTGGTGCATATGTATCATATAGGGGTATACCTTTTTTATGATAGCCACCTTTCCATAAATGACTATTTTTCCCACTATTAGATTTGCCAATTTTTTCTTTTACAGCATTCGGTAGTTTTTTACCATTCATATGATGTGAACATTTAGAGTATTTTTCTTTTAGAGATTTACTTATATTTATACTATGTTCCTTTGTGAGTTTTTTACCTTTATGTGATTCACTTTGTTTATCTTTTGTTTCCTTTGACACAATTCTTAATGATAAACAAAATTTAGAACAATAAATACTATGTTTATTACCAAGGAAGGGTTCCTTGCATACTTTACATGATTCTTTATATATCCAAGTGCTATTACATTCACTATACCATTTACCCGTTCTCTTACTGTATCTTAACCCTTCCAGGTTATCCCAACATATCTTCATAATAATTACCTCCTTCAAAGGTTTACTTGTTAGGAGTTAGGTTCGATGTTGAAGGCATCAAACCAAGGTGATCAAGCCCTGTCCTCCTATTAACTATTATAATCAATCCAATCATCTAATGCATCGGTTATATTAATATATCTATCTACCCATTTGAAATTCTTTTTAAAATCTCTCATACTATCTGGTTCATATCCAAAGTAAGCATCCATTTGATCGGATTCAATCATTTTATATTTACCACCTTTCTTTTTAGCAACACCCTCTAATATGACACCTTTCATTGCTAATGAGCTTTCAGTACCATTTGCATTAATATAATCATCCCAAGTGCGAGAATGTATTTCTTTCATAGCATCCCATATATATATTTTCTTATCTCTGGAATCTGCTATAAATCTTATTTCACCTTTTTCAGGTCTAAGACTATCAACATCACGCATAGACATTTCAGGTAGTTCAATTATTTCAAACTTTTCACCTTTTATATTTTCACCCCATACCTCATTCATATATTTTAATAGCCTACTCATATCCATCTTCCTTCATAATTTTTTTAAGATAATCTTCTATATTAATATATCTATTTACCCATTTGAAGTCTTTTATAATATCCCTAATATAGAATGTTTTGTTATCCATTTGATAATGTATTTCATCAGAAAAATTCATTACATATTTACCACCCTTCAATTCACATTCTCCATGTAATACAGTTTCACAGGATTCCCTATTAAAATTTCTTCCTTTACCTGTCTCCAGATCCCATACATCATTATGAATAGCAACAAAGGAATCCCAAACATATACTTTTTTATCTTTATTATCAGCAGTGAATCTAACACCATCCATCTCATCCACTTGTTTCATTTCTTTTACAGAAGGATTAACAAAGACTTCAAAGGATTGACCTTTCCTTTTAAGTCTTGTTAGGTATTCCTCATTTATGTATTGTTTAAGTCTAGTCATTATATTCTTCCCATTCTTTTTCCCATTCATCTAAAATACTTAAATCAATATATTTATTGACCCATTTGAATTTCTTTTTAAATGCTTTCATCTTCTGATATAAAAATCTATCATTTATTCTATCTGATCTAGTCATTGCGTATTTTCCTTTAACCTTTTCAGCATTACCAGGTAATAAAACTAATTGTTCAACTAGATTGCCAAATTTCATTATATCTTTAGGTTTAATAAATTCCCAGGCTTCATAATGTATCGCTTTATCCGCATCCCATACATATACAGTTTTATCTCTGGAATCAGCTAAGAATCTAACACCTAATGATGTGGTATCAAGTTCTCTCATTTCTTTTGCAGAAGGATTAATAAATACCTCATAAGAATTCTTACCATATACGGTTGTTAATCTCATTAAGTATTCTTCATTTATATATTTTAATAATCTCATAATTATTCCTTAACATATCTCCATTCTTAATTGACCATACTTGCATCCATCCTTCTTATGTGTTTCCTTATGACAATCTATACATAATGTTATACAATTATCCATATCTGCGGAAAATAAAGGCTCAATGTTTACAGGATAGATATGATGACAATGTAAATTTTCAGATGAATCACATTTAACACATTGATATTCATCCCTTTCTAATACCATCTTCCTTAATTCTGGCTGAACTTCCCTATTTAATTCTAACCAAGATAACCTTCCTGCTCTTATTGCATCTTCTTTTATAATGGTTTCAACAGGTTTATAGTATATAGGACAAATATTTTTACATTCATCGGAACAATATAATTTACATTCTCCCTTATTAGTGTTATTTATTGCTTGTATTCTATTTCTTATATTATTTATTCGAGGTATATACCACTTTCCGCAATATGCACATTTTACTTCTAATATGTTTATATCAGTTGGGCTTCTTCTAACTTCTTCACACCATTCTATTTGCGATGCATAAGTATCATATAAGGAAATACTTTTAGAGGAATATCCACCTTTCCAAAAATGGCATTTATTACCTTTATGTGATTTACTATTATTTATTTTATGTTCTTTTGAAATTTTTCTTTTCTTTATTTTAATACTTATTTTCTTTTTAGTTTCATTTGAATGTTGTTTTTTATAAAATGAATTATATTGTTTATTTTGGGAACATAAACGTGAACAAAATCCTTTATTATTTTTACTAGCCAAATAAGATTCACCACAATTCTTACATGACTCTTTATAACAATACGAAACTTTTTTCTTATACCATTTACCTGTTCTCTTATTATACCTTAACCCTTCTAGGTTATCCCAACATATCTTCATAATAACTACCTCCCTAATAGGTTTAATTAGGAGTGAGATTGATAATTAGGGTATCAATCAAAGGGTGGCCACCCTCTGTCCTCCTATATTACTATTTATATTTTATTTATAAAATACATCAATCTGAGAAAGAACGCTCATATAGCCAAGACCAATCATCCGCTTGATTATTTATATCAGTTAGTATCCCCCAACCATCATCACCTTGCTTCTCCTCAAATTCAAAAGATTCATCCAATACATTCATCTCTAATATATAACAAGCCCAATATAAAGCACTTATAGCATCATCAGCTTTATCCTTCCCAAAGAATTTATTACCTTCCTCTACAAAGGTTGTCAACTCCTCCAATGTTTCCCTATCAATTATCTTTAATGATCTATCCTCTATCAACTTTTTCATTAATAATACTGCTTTAGGTTTGGTTGCTTTAGTTGCCCTTACACCAAGATTAACAGCCTTTGATCCTGTATTAACAAGATTCTCATTCTCATGTTCCCACCATAATCTATTTACTACTGCTGCTCCTTCACTATTATTCTCCACCATTATATAAGCATTGTTATAATAATATGACATTCTATTGATAGCATCTGAAAAGGTATATACATCAATAGTATTATCAAAAAGAATAGCAACTTGCTCCATCTTAATAGGTTTCAATGATATAATTTTAAGAACTTGAATAGCGGAATAATGCTCCCCTGTTCCTTTAGCAGTATCAACACCTAATACATAATTACAACCTTCAATAGGTTTCTCATATATATGAAAGGTATTATTTAATTCCGAATGCTTAGGTTCTTCCCATTCAACAATTATCTCTTCTAATATGTCTGGGTCAATGACAGTATGGGTACTTCCTAGAAATTCAACAGCAAACTCTTGTGCAAACTTTTGTTTACCAATATTACCTATTTGTGTTTCAGCCCATTTTTTATCTCTACCAGGAACTTCTTGCCAGGACACCTTCATTGAATAAAAACTATTACGACCTTTCTCAGCATTATGATAAATTCTATGGAAAAGGTTAAACATTCCATTTGGTGTTGATATGATTACAATTTTTGAATTTTCTGATGCTGCAATGGTAGGATAGTTAGATGCCCAGAACTCTTCTGCTTGATTCTTAGGTACAAATGCAAATTCGTCCATTATTAATAAATTAGCAGATTCACCACGAAAAGCATCAGGAGATGTAGCAGATATAACTAATTGAGAACCATTATCAAAAAATACTGTAGTCTTATCATAACCTTCGACACCTGGTTTAATCCATATAGGTAATGCCTCATACATCTTCTTTATTCTTCTAAGGATCATTTTGGCTGACTTTTCTTTATTAGATACTATACATATAATCTTATTATCATTGAACAGAGCATACCATAAAGCATAGATACCAACCACTGTAGTTTTGCCTGATTGTCTACTTTGTAATGATATAGTAAATCTTTCGTTATGTAAAACATTTAATAATTTCTTTTGATAATCATAAGGTTCAAAGGTTATCTCACCCTTATCAGGATTAACAATTTTGATATGCTTTGTAAACTCATTGATATCATTAGAACATTTCTCTAATTCTAAAACTTCTTCATTTGTATATTCATGTTCTGAATATGGTCTCTTAATCCTAGCATCGTCATACCTTATCCCCACAATATTTCTCCTTTGAGCATAAAAAAAGGTCTCTATCTTATTTATACAGATAGAGACCTTTTAAGGAAAAATAATTATATTATACTATAAGTTTCGGTTCCACTACAAATTGAATCTCTGACTTGTCCTCCCTTGTCCTCAAATAAACCTTGTTACCCCACAATCGACATATATGCTTACAAGTCTCCTTAGCATATCTCCCTTCCAAGTCCATATGATTCCACCTGTGTTCCAGTAACAATGAACCATTTCCATTAACATTACCATCCACTACCTCAATTAAAGGAATACTTGAATGGGCAAAACTATTGATAATCATAGTTTTAATTTCCTGTGCTTTCTTCTTAATGATAACATAGTCAATAGTTGAATGTGTTTCCTGTTTCTGATAGATATACATATTCAATTCATCAACTAATTTATCTGTTAAAAAGTTTTGAAAAAATGCCCAATCAGTGTATGTCCTCATTACACTCTTACACTTCTCCCAACCTTTCATTTCCTCAGTATCCCAATCTTCCCTTTCCTTTTCATCTGAACATAAGTCCCAATCTTTACCATGTTGACCTGTATCCCATCTATGTTCAATATCCTCCCACATCTTACTACCAATAAGGTAAGGGTTCATAGATTCAGGATTCTCTGCCTTAACCAATGCGTTTGAATAAGTATATTGTGCGTGATCAGATATATTTAACACATCCTCTTGAAATAGTTTTCTCATTACTTTCTCATGTACAAAGGTAGCCCAACCCTCATTAAGATAATGGGTTTTCATCATAGGCCAGAAATACTGTCCTTCCATCCTCAACATTTCCAAGATATCCTTTTGCCAATCCTCCAAGATACGGGAATTATCAATAATATATCTTAGTAAGTCTGTAGTAGGCTCAACAGGAGACTTCAATCTCAAATTTCTTTTAATCTTCTGTAATACCAATTCTAGGTCATGGTTAAAGTCTCTGATATCATTGGGAATAAGATCACTATATTCTTCTGTTGATTGATGAGAACTAATAATCTTTTGCTTAACATGATTATATATTCTTTCCCTTTTTTCATCTTCTGTTTCTTTTTCAAAGGGACTTGAATGTAATTGAATAGCATGGCCAGCATCCACTATATGTTCAATTTCATCTATACCATACTTCCTTTCATATTCATTAAATCGTTTATTTGCTTGAGCCATTACACCCATTATGTCTTGTCGGCTATTTGTGAAATATTTATTCTCCGCAAATACATTAACGTGACCAAACACATGAGCAATTACTAACGCATGAACAGCAAAAGTATTGTTATTCATAAGAAAAGCTCTAGCAGGATCAGAATTGATAACCACCTCATATGGAAGATTGGAACTATATTTCTCATAAATAGTTCTTAATCTTTCGTAATTTCTACCATACTTCCAAGAGGATATATTGGTAGGAATACGATAAGCCATAATCTCCAACATCTTTTGAGGTTGACAAATATCAAACTCAATGTCATAGACCTTCAAACCCATATCATCAACAATTTGTTTAACTCGTTCCTCAACCTTAATAAGTTTTTGAAACTCTTGTTTTTTCATATAACTCCTTTCAAAGAATACTTCCCTTTATACAATTTATTTTTATTCTTATATCCATAGAATGTGCTATAATTTATATTCCTTCTTTTACACCAAGTTTTCAAATCATCAATTTCTTCACCATTTATCAACCATTTTTTCATATTGAATGATCTGAATTCCTCTTTTCTATCTTTTCTCATTTCTTTTACTCTTTTGCCCATTTCCTTTTTTAAGGTAACATTATCATTCCACGATTTTTTTATAGATTCACTTAATTTTTTTCTGTATATTTCATCAGACCTGAATTCCATTTGCTTTTTTCTATACTCCGGATTCTCCCAATTTTTCCTTTGTCTTATTCTAGTGTTTTCTTTATTCTTTGCAGTACCACATGCCTTTCTTATTTTTTTTACCTGATTCTCTCTATACTCTGAATTCTCCCAAACTTTTTTTTGTTTTAAACCTACCTTTTCCCGTTCTTCTTGTTTTTCATACCTTTTTGATTGTCCCTTACTCATTTTTTTCTTAGTTTCGTCTGAACATTCATAACCAAATTTACCTTCACCACCCCAAGAAAGATTATATCCTCCATTACCAAAACTATCATATTGTTTAATGTAGTGAAATTCCATCTCATTCATTTCTTCTTTAGATGAACACTCTTCAATTACTTCCCACTCAAAATTGTCCCATCCATGTTTATTGAGAGCATTATAGAAATAAATGTTTTGTTTATTTCTATATCTTGTTTTATGTCCTCGTTTTCTTTTCTCTAATGCTCCTATAGTTTGACCTATATAACATTTACCATCAATTTTATTTGTCACTTTATATATTATCATATTAAATACCTCCTAGGAGGTATTTATATAAAACATATGTTATTTTATATTACCTCTACTTCCCTTATTATACTTATTTAGGAGCAAAGAGCATGTGACGAAGGCAGGGAAATATATGTTGCTTATTCCTAATGATAGACAATAGAAAATGCTTATCATCATTCCTATAAAAGTTAGTACCCTCTGTTTGCTTTACTCTAAATTTCCAGTTCTTTTGAATTTCCTTAATCAGAGTATTATCAGGACGCCACCCGTGCATGTCCTCACCATCAGTATCAATCTCCACATATGAAAACATATTAACCTTCTTATCCAATAGTCTTTGTATATATGGAATAGTTTTAGGTGGATCCCAATCCTCACCATCACTTATATATACACAATACACATTCCATTGATCAACAGGATATTCAGTATCAATAAGATAATCTGCCTTATCAATAGCAGTCCAACACATGGTACCACCTGACTCCCCTTTATGGAAAAATGTCTCCTCATCAACAATACTTGCCGTTGTAGTATGTTGAATGAATTTAATGTCCACTTCATCATAGGTTTTCTTTAAGAATTCCACCATCCAGAACAACATTGATCTTGCCAAATACTTCTTATCCATCGTCATTGAACCAGATGTATCCATCATTGCTATCACTACTGCATTACTATGAGGTATAGTATCCTCTTCAATTTGTTTATATCTCAAATCACTATCATCAATCATCAAATAAGGATCATGATCCTTATCCACCTTACCTTCCTTAATAATATCAATAGCTTTATCAATATCATCATGTGTCATAGATAAGGCTATATAA